GAACTTTCTAGCCACTGCAACACAACGACCTAGCGTTAAGAAGCTATTGCAGTTAATTGGAATTCGTATGAAGGGTCCTCTTTCTGCTGCGACTGATGCGAAGATTACTTCTCCGACAGCACTAACCTCTGTAGGCGCGAAGAGAACTTTAACTATTGGCGCACAAAATAGAATAATTGAAACTGTCTCTCCTGAAGATGGAGGAGTTTTAACTTATACATTATATAAAGTTGTTAATGGGCTTGTTGATACAGTTAATAGTACTGGTAATGTTGAACTTCATTATACTGAAACTATTGGTGCTGATAATAAAATATTTGAAAATGTAGTTTTACAAGAAGGTACATTAGTAAAAGATACAGGAAGTTTCGCAGCCACTGAAGGTGTTAAAACTATTAAACTTACACAAAGTCCTGTTGTAGAGGGAAGCGTTCAGGTTTATACTGATGGGCCTAATGCGACCAAGAACGGAGCCTTTGTTGAAGTACCTAATGTGTTTTTCGCTTCTGGATCTTCTGATAAGATTTTTGAAGTAGTTTACGACGATGATTACAAAGCGACCATAGTTTTCGGGGACGGCAGTGTAGGAGTTTCTCCAGATGACACCTCTAATTATTATGTCTTTTATAGAGTGGGGGGAGGAACCCGAGGGAACATAGGAAAGAATACTATTGATAATACTCTTGCTGGGACTCTTGACGGTGCTATTTCTGTAAATATAACAAATACTTCTAAAGGTACAGGAGGCTCAAATGCCGAGACTTTAGACCATGCTAAACGATATGCTCCACTAAATTTTAGAAGGCAGGATCGTTTAGTTACTTTAGAGGATTATTCTGTGTTCGCTAATACGTTTATTAGCACCTTTGGTACAATTGGTAAGGCTACAGCAGCTACTCGACAAGCTTATTCTTCTGCTAATGTAGTTGATATTTATGTTCTTGAAAAAGCTTCTGATTTTCAATTACAACGAGCTACGACAAACTTTAAAACTCAATTACTAACTGCTATTAACAAGAAGAAGATGGCAACAGACGATGTGGTTATTGTTGATGGGCTTATTAGAACTTTAGATTTAGTTACCACAATTCGGATTGATAGAGAAGAGGAAGAAAACCAGGATCAAATTAAAGCGAGAGTTAGAGATAAGATCCTAACATATATGAATGTAGATAATAAAGAGTTCGGAGAAGATTTTAATGTGGCTCAAATGAACAGACAAATCTTTGAGGTTGATGAAGTTCGATACTCAACTATAGATAACATTGAACAAGATATCTCAATTGATTTTAATGAAATTGTTCAGTTGAATAACTTAACAATTAATGTAGAATTACTAGACTAATGGGCGATAGCAAGTACACACCAAATCCTAGAAAATACTACAAGACTAACTTTGTAGATCTAGTAGAACTTATCACCCCCGAGGTGTATAAGACGGAAGATTTATCATTAAGTGGAACCGAGGTAAACCCCCTTTCTCAGGTTATTAATTCCCACCTTAATGTTGCGTCCCGAATTTCTAATGTTATACCTCTATCGGGAGTGGCTAATAGCCAAACAAGTGCTTTAGGGAATATCAGTGGAATATCCCAGTACTTTGTTAAACAAAATGAGTTAACTAAGATTAATCCCTTCTTGTTTGAAAGCAAGATTCTTTTGCCTTTAAGCACTACTTTCGCAAACTACGATACTAGCGCAGAGTTCGCCACCTATTTGTCTGGGACACTTCTTCCCATGATTATACCTCCGAGTCTTACTCAGGTGGATCCGCTTCAGGCGAATATGACAACGCTTTCAGCACTAACAGGGGATGTAAATGCTAGTAGTGTTCATAATCATTTAGTAGATACTTTAGGATGGATGTATTTCTTAAATACATCTGCCGATGGAGGGTTAGATTATTCTCCATCGAGTTATGTTCTTAGCTCTTTAAATTCTTTATATCTAGGAAATACGTTAGAGACTATTGACGGTATTAAAGGATTAACAGAATACCTGTGGAGAAATAACGAAACCTGTTCTTTCGGTTCATATATTCCTACTGATTTTGTTTCTGGAACAGCAGATGGTATCACTGAGTCTAGTGCTGGGGTTACTCCAACTTATACCAGTGGAACCCAGAAGCTTGAAGCTCTTCAAACTTTAGTAGATGTAATCTACTCTCCCCTCTATATTGATCAACAGGACTATACAGTTAAAAGTGCTTTTGATAATTTTATTGATGCTTCTTTATCTTTAACTGATCGAACAGCTAAAGGACCTTTTAGAAAGTTTACTAATCTGTTGGGGTATGAGTTTGCTGATCTTACTAATGAAATTGACAACATTGGTTTAATTTATGATATTGAAAATGTTAAAGATGAGCATATTCAATACATAGCAGACCTTATTGGGTTTAGACTTCGTGGTAATTCTCCTTCAAAGTGGAGACAACAACTTCGCTTGGCTTTAGATCTCTATAAGAAATCAGGAACGATAGATGCTATTCAAGCTGCTATTAATGCGCTAATTGTTGATTCTGTTTTTGATGTCTCTGGTAAGGTGGATGAACTTTGGGAGTCATATATTCCTCAATTAATCTGGTACGCTTTAGGCACAGAGTCCCCCCTATTTAAAGACTTGAATACATGGACCTTTGATTTAGCTAATCAAGCAGGAATCTACGCCTATAGTACCAGTAGCTTAGATGAAAATCTTAAAATTGTTACAGACAGTATTCTTTTAGATTTATATAAAGCTTTTCCTGATAACTTTTTGTTTCATGGAAACAAGTTTTCTGTACCTGAATTGTGGGAACTTGATGCTAATGGATGTACAACAAAACGATACACCGTTGTTAATGAGCCAGGGATGAAACCCTTTCATGTTCATTCAGTAGACAGTCTTGGATACCAAGCTTACAAACAAGAAGCGAAACAATTTGACGAAAGTAAAGCCTTTGAGGCTGCGACAGGATTTGGTGCGTTAGGTTCAGGTGTGTATATGGCTGGAGCAGATCATCCAACCACAGGGGAAAGACCAACCTACCTTAAGCCTCAAGGAGATCTTAATTTCTTATTCTCTTATAGAGAGAAAGAAAACTACCCACTTCCCCCATTTGAAGAAATAAAATACTATAGAGACTCTACTGTTACTGCTGATTTGGTCAGCTTGTTAGTAGCTAGGCTTAAGTGTTTCAAAGTAAAGGAGAGCTTTGCTGATGAGGTAGGTAATTATATCCTTAGCAGTGCGGTTACAGACGACTCAGATTTAGGAACTTTAAATGAGTTCTTAATGCTATTTAGTTCGGTGCAAGTTCCGTCGAACTTTGATGATGTAATGCTTAGTATCTCAGACTATGAGAAGAATCTGCTGGACTTGTGGAACGGAAAGTCTTCTCATCTATTCATTAACTTTAAAGATACTGATTTTGATTTTGCTAAAACTACTTTAGAGGGTGACGGAAAGTATGCTTTGTATGAAGCAGCTAGAGTAGCAAGAGAGTTCTCTCCTGCTCATGCTATTACTAGAGTAAATCTAACTGCTAGTGCAGAGGATGCCCTCTCCACCTCAAGTGCTAAGTGGGAATACTTGGGCTTTGATAAAGATGATAATAGAGCCTCCTATACTTCAGCCTCTGTCCTAGGAAACTTTGAGATTAGTGGAGCAGCTATGGGGTTAGTAGCTCCAGGCAACTCTGATGGAAGAGGGGGACTTAATACTTTCAAACGAGCAGATGTAGATAGAATCACTGATGCGCTTGAATCAACCACTCTTGCTAATATTACTGCTCCTAGACGAGCTTTAAGAAGAAGAAACTTTAGATATACTCTTCCGAAAGAAGGATACTACGATAGGACTGGATTCAATTCTCCTGTGAATTGGGATTTAGAAGCTCAGAATCCAAACCTTGCCTCCTATACAGTTAATCCTATGGATGACCCAGGTATCGCAGGAGATCCACCAGACATTACGGGACAATATTGGTACAGAGTAAATGAGAATTTAGGAACTATATCTGGAGTAGAGGTCACTAACCCCTTTGGTGGAGCATCATCTAATATACTTAGCGGTTTAGATGAAGATCATAGTAGCAGAACAACAGGGATTTTCCAACTAGGAAATGGTGATATTTTTAATCCTGCTCTAGGTAGAAGAATGCCTATCTTTAATGAAGCAAAATCTACTACTTTTAGTTGCTATGTAAAACGAGCCCCAACAGTAGCGGAGGGTGTCTCGTCTATGATGTTAAATATAGTTGCTGTAAATGCTGCTGACACTGGCATTACTTCTTCTCAAACAGTGTATATGGAGTGGGCCTCTGATGATCCTGCAACTAGTGCAGTTCCTACTCATAAGTCTGGGACTTATCCTTGGGCTATAGAAGATGCAGGAAATGATTGGTATAGGATTATTTTAAGATTAGAGGGTCTTGCTTCTAATAACACTGCTGACAATCTTAATGGGGATATTGTTAGGGCTGGTTTATATATCGGAGATTTTGCAAATACCCCCGCAGACGGAGTAAATGTTGAAGGAAAATTCATGTATTGGGATGGTTTTCAGGTAGAACAAAGTCGTACTGATTTGGGAATTTCCGCTACTCCTTACCAATCTGTAGAAGCAAGTAGCCCAGCAGTTGTAGACAAAGGCGAACTTACCTTAGGTTATGTCCCATCAGCAGGAGAGTTCTATCCTATACTTGATCCTATCAATCCGTCAGGGGTTTGGCATGAGTGTGAGAAGCTAGATTCTTCTCGTCAATTCTCTGGAGTTTATACTAGCGCAACTTATCCTTATAGAGGATTAAGTTCTCTTGGATCAAATAACAAGATGCCAGAAGTGAGTTCTACTACAGACAGGTATGTAGATAGAGGTCAGGTTCCTGAGTTATATAACACCATGCATGAGCTTCTTGAATCTAAGGCTTATGATTACGCTAACGAACAGATTAATTTAACTTCTAGTTCTTA